ATCTCGAACCCGAGCAAGCGCAAGACGCCACGAGGCGCGAGGGCGTTCATCACCAGGTGGCTGGCCAAGGAACAAGATCGCGGCGGCAATGGACATCCATCCAAACCTGTGGCTTATAGCCCGCCCTACCACCAGCCGTTCCCGAAGGAGGCGTGATGAATCAGACCGAAGACGTGCAGGATCAGCAGGCCGTGCTGGGTGCTCTGATTATCGGTGGTATGCCGTTCCCTGACGAATTCTGCATGCTCGAGGACGAGTGTTTCACCGGGGTTAAAGAGGGGTACGTTTGGTTTGCACTGCAGAACCTGAGGGATGCTGGCGAGCCGGTGGATGAGGTGACTGTGTGCCATGAGCTGAAGCGTATCGGGTGTGCCGGCAACATCGCGACCTACATTGCAGAGATTACCGAGCGAGTGCCGTCACTCGAAAACGCCGGGCACTGGATGCGACTCCTCGCCGAGGATGGCCGCAAGCGCAAGATCCGAGCGCGTGTTGCATCGGCCATGGACCGGGCCGGCGAGGATGCCGACGCCGAGAGTATCAGCGCGGCGGTGCAAGATGCTATTCGCCAGGTGGACCGCGAGACCACCCAGGGGCTTACCCATGTTCGGCAAATCATGCCGGATGTGCTGAAGCAGATCACCGATGCCGTGCTCGATCCTGACGCTGGCAGGATCGCGAAAACCGGGATTGCAGATCTCGACGCAAAGACGAGGCTCGGCGCTGGGCAGCTCACCGTCATCGCCGGCAGGCCAGGCATGGGCAAGAGTGCACTCGCCGGCAACATCGCGTCGTACTGCGCTGGGCGGGGGCTAGTGGCGCTCTTCTCGCTCGAGATGTCGGCGGTGGACTTCGTGCGGCGCATGATCCAGTCCAGGCTGCACCGTGATCCTGTGGAGGCCGATGTCACCGCGGTCAAACAAGCAGCAGCCTCGCTGAGCGGAATCGAGCTCTACATCGACGACGCACCGGGGTTGTCGGTGCCCGACATGAGCGGCGCGTTGAAAAAACTCGGCAAGCCATCACTCGTCGTCGTGGACTATCTGCAACTCACCAAGGCACCAGAGGCCGAACGAAATGATCTGAGGGTTGGCGCGGTGACGAAGGCGCTGAAGGCGCTCGCCAAGGATTTCGAATGCCATGTGATTGTGCTGTGCCAACTCAACCGCGCCGTCGAGGCGACCAGCGACAAGAGACCGCAGATGGGGCACCTGCGCGACTCTGGCAACATCGAGGAGGATGCCGACAACGTGTGGTTGCTCTTCCGTGAGGATTACTACGTGCCGAACAAGAACCCAGGATGTGCTGAGATCATCATCGGCAAGCAGCGGCATGGCCAGACCGGAAGCGTCGCCGTGACGTGGCTCCCCAAGGCGCAGCTCTTCGCGGATGCTGTGCGTAACACCGGGGTGGACGATGATCACGAGGAACGTCCCGGTTGGTGGACGAGGTAATGGCCCATGCCAGAATTGAAGGCCAGCGCGACTACAGCGTCGAGCGGTGTGGGGCCGACGAGCTGCGTGACATCGGAGCCCCAGCAGATGCCAAGCGATGGCGAGTCGAGTTCACCGCAGGCGGGAGGGCCGTCCGGTGGATCTGGTTCGGAGACGAAGACCGAGCAAACCTCGCCGGCGATAGATTCGTTCGAGGAGGACGAGGAGGAGTGGTGGGATCGCCGTAGGCAAGAATGATGAGCCGTGGTGGTGCAATCAAACCGCGCAGCGATGCGCACAACAGGAGATTTGACATGCGAGTTGAAGGCAAGCTGAATTGTGATCTACGGCAAGTAATTGTGAAGCAGAGTCAAAGCAGCGACGGCCAAGAGGCGTTTCTCGACCTCGATGCTGGCGTGACGAAGGACGAGGCCGAAAAGAAGTTTGGAGAGGACTTCGCGTCCTTGGCATTCTCAACGATGCGCGTCCTGGAGGCGCAGGACGACGATGAAACCGATGCCATCGCCTTCCTGGTAGACAGCATCAAACCTGGTTCACGGGTGGTGTTCGAGCTCCACACCATCGACATCGACGGCGAAGAGATCACGGCTCAGCCTGAGCTGCGCGGAATCAAGACCGTCGACGGCGAGGCCAGGGTGATAGCCCAGCTCAGAATCCCGGTGGATGTGAGCAAGAAGGCGTTGCTTAACCAGTTGGTGGGTAACGTCGGGAAGACTGTCAAGGTCAGCTTCACCCCCGCGCAGGGATCTCTGGACTTTGCCGAAGCCAAGGGCAACTGGAAAATGCGGGTGGTGAAGGGGGTCGTCGATCACAACGAAACGGTGGCCGACGCCTAGGTCAAAAATCGCACACAGCCCAAGGGAAACCGTGTTTGAAGGTGTTAGTAACAGATAAAGGATGCCCAGTATGACCCAGGCCCCGCGCGTCGATTCTGGGCGAATTAGCCATGATCTTGGGTGGCACACTCCAGACCTGTCTGAGTTCGAGTTTCGACTGGCGATTCTTGGCAAACCCGTATCGCTGAAAAATAGTCGCAGGGCGGTGCATGCCAAGGGTCGCCTGTTTTTAATTTCCAGCGCCAAGGCCGCGTCATGGATGGAGGATGCTGTGGCACAGTTGCTCGCGCAGTGGGTACCCGTGTTCAAAGAGCCGATCCCGTTGCACGTGCGACTTAACGCCAAGATTGTCAGCTACTTGCCGACACGTCGCCTCACTGATGCCTCGAACCTTTACTGTGCGCCAGAGGACGCGATGCAGGGAATCGTCATCACCGATGACTCGCAAATCGAGGCGCACGACGGAAGCAGGCGAAGGTATGATCCCAGCAACCCCAGGGTCGAGATCACGTTGACCCGCTTCGCGGAGGAGTGATGCAACAATTTGACCTGCAGCTCGGTGTTGCCGAGAAGGACACAGGCCTCGATCTCGTCGAGGCCAATAACCCGAACTGGGTATCGGCCATGCGTGCCGTTGCAGCCGGGCTCGCCGTCAGGAGCGGCTCGGTGCATGTCGATGAGCTGAGGCCGTATTGCGCCGTGCATGGCCAGCCCAAGAACAAGAACGCGTGGGGCGCGATCTTCCGGGGGCCAATGTGGATCAAGATCGGAATGCGCAAGAGCGCGCTGGTCTCAAACCACGGGCACCCATCTCCGGTATGGGCCTTGCGATGAACGAGATCCCTGAAACACTCAACGCCTTGATCTCCAAGGCCGATGGGAGCGTAGCCCAGATCCGGCTAACGGCCATCAAACCACCACGGAGCGGAGTACGCACCATCCGCATCACCGTTAGCCCGTGGACGTTCGAGGCATACCCGCCGCCATGTATTGGCAAATGCAAAAGGCATTGCCGTGCGTGAGATGACGCCATGACATGGGACCGCACATGCCTGGACTGCATGCCGTGCTTCGGCCCGCCATGCCAGTGCGAGTGCCACGAGCTCGGCACCAACGACCCTGTAGCCAGGGCCGATCACCTCAACCGCAGATTCGAGGCGCAGCGATATGGCCGGCTGAATCGCAAGGAGGCAGCGCTGGCCCTGGGATCGGTCTATGGCGAAAGAGAAAAACAAAGGTTGATGAAAGTCAGGGTGAAAGCATGACCTACGCTCCTAAAATTTTTCGGCAAGAAGATGACGGCACCGAGACGCCGATGGCCTTGGTGGAAAAAGACGCTGCCGTGCGTAAGGGAAGCGTGCCGCCCTACTATCTCGGGCGCGACGGCAGCGCCGCTTGGGATGTGATCGAGAACTTCGGCCTCGGCTACAACCTCGGGTGCGTGCTGAAGTACATCGTGCGCGCAGGAAAAAAGACCGATGACCCGACGCAGGATCTCCGGAAGGCCATCCATTGCATCGAGCGGGAGCTCGAGGTGTTTGGCAAGAGAGGGACGGCGACATGATCCGCCTACTCTGTGGTCGATGGCAGGACGTGCTCAAGGATGTCGAGTGCGATGCGGTGATCACTGACCCACCGTATGGTGCCCGCACGCATGGTGGCCAACGACACGGGCTCAAGGATGCGCGCTACTGCGACAAGCAGGATCACCCAAACCTATCGGCGCGCGGCCTCAACTATGCCCCATGGGGCGAGCCAGAGATCGTAGAATTCGTGCAGCACTGGTCACCACGCACACGCGGCTGGATGTGCGTATTCACTGACTCCGAGATCTGTCCGCTGTGGCGCGAGGCGTTGATGGCCGCTGGTCGTTACGTGTTCGCACCGCTCGCATGCGTTCAGCACGCGATGAACGTGCGCCTGGCCGGTGATGGTCCGAGCAACTGGACCACATGGCTTGTCGTGGCGAGGCCACGCACAGGATTCAAGCGATGGGGAACACTGCGCGGCGCCTATGTCGGCAACAGCAATGATCGCGGAAGCAATGCGCTGGATCGCTCAAAGCTGCCAGTTGCTGGCGCCAAACCGTCATGGCTCATGCAGGCGATAATCGGCGACTACACGCGCCCAGGCAATCTCATCGTCGACCCGTGCGCCGGCGGCGCCACGACATTGCTCGCCGCCGCAATCACGGGCCGCAGCGCCATCGGCGCGGAGATGGACCGCGAGACCTACCTCAAGGCCAGGGGCCGCCTGTTCGCGTCGACCATCATCCCGGCGTCCGAGCTGAATAACCATGCCATACCGCACAGCGCTTGATGTCCTCGAGGCGCTGTGCCGAGGTCGCCGCGTGCGTGTCGACGAATGCCCGCATGCCATCACCGCCGCGCTAGTCAGGCGAGGGCTGGTTCACGCAACACTCACCACGATGAGGCTGACCGGTAGCGCAAAGCTGATGCGTGACTCGATGGTGCGCGAAACAACATTGACCACGTCAAGCCAGAGGTATAAACATGTGGCGCATGGCACGAAAAACACCACGAGGCGCTAAGCTGTTGCGCGAATTCTTCGCGAGCAGCGAACTCACGCAGGCCGAGCTTGCGCGACTGATCGGGGAATATCCCCAGACCATCAGCCACCTTCTCGCCGGGCGCAGGACGCCGACACTCGCCCAGGCGCTGGGCATCGAGAGGTATACGGGCGTGCCAGCGAGGGAGTGGTGTGATGCCTCGGTGACTATCTCCCGATAGGCCCAACACCAACGCCCTTGCCTGACAGTCTGCGCTCGCGTGACTCGGTCGCCCACTGCTCATAACGTCCAAGCTCAGCACCACAGCGCGTGAGTCCGTAGTCGCAGGTATTGAGTCCCTGCTCACAAATCATCAAGCGCTCTGCAATTGGCCCGTAAGAATGCTCTCGGCCAATAACCCAGCCGGTGAGCATGGCCAGCAACGCGATGATGGCCGCGGTGGTTCGGATGTCCACCACGATATTCTACCATGCCTACCTAAAAGCTAAAACACCGCCCCCGCACCGCTCATTGTCGTCCATGCGTCGTCCTGAATCAGCGAAAACACACGCGCGCGCAGCTCGCCCATTGGCAGCTTGTCACCAGGGCATACCTTGTCTGGGTCACTGGTCGAGTCAGGGGCCTCGGTGTGTCCGATCATGCATGGGTAGACAGCGCCATCAAATGTAACACTGTGCTTTGGACACAGCGACTGGACGAGCCATCGCAGCAACCATTCTCCGGCTGCCATCTGCGCGCCAGTGGGTGGCTCACGTGTAAAGTCACCAATCCAGGCCACGCCGACAGCGCGAAAATTCCACCTCTTACCATGCGGACTCACGTAGGATAGCGGCAACGCCTGCTCGATCTGGCCATCCGGCCTGATGAGGATCGAGTACGCCATCTTGCCGATATGTGTCCGCGGGTCGGTAAATGCCTTGGCTAAGCCCACCACGGACGGCTCGATTTGCAGGCCAAGGTTGCGGCCCATCTCCGATGGCTCGATCCTGTGAATCATTACCGTGTCGATATCCTGCTTTTGCCTGCGAGCGTATTGCGCGCCCGGCATCGCGGCCAGCACCTCGTCTATCCGGTTTCGGATCGTCATCAAATAGCTCCCTTATCGGGATGAAGAGATCATAGCTCACGGGGCACGCAGGGCCTTGACCTCTACCTCTGGTTGCGGCTTAGCGGCGTGGCTAGCAAACAAACGCAAACCCACATAGTCGAGCCAGCCTACCCATCTAAGCCATCGACGAGAATCCTGCGCCACCAGGTCGCGAAAAACCTGGTCCGAGTATGCCCGCACCTCGGGATCGAGCTTGCCTGCTCGATGCAACTGGTAAAGGCCATCGTGGGCTAGCCCAGCGCGCATATTGCCCTTGCGATCAATCGCGGGGCCGCTCGCGCCATCCCAGCGATACAGTTTATGGATTGTGAGGCGCCCACGGTCATCGAGCTCGACAAACCCGTCAATCCGCGCAGCGCACCCATGGATGTCTGTGTCTACCCACCAGTCATCGAGGAGCTGATATCCACCCTCCTTGAGCCTGCGGTAAGAGATTGGACCGCTGGTCTTCAAGGCTGCCTCCCAGCGATCAGGCCGAGCACAAATTTGATAACGGGACCATATGTCCATCCCTTTGGTCGTGCCTGCATCCTATCCACAAACGCCACCACCGCCCCACGGCTCAGGTGATGCGCGGCAACAGACCCACCACCACCACCGATGATCCCAGCAACAAACGCAGTTGCCAGAGGCATCAAGCCCCGAGTACCGGTCTCCACTGCAGCGAGAAACGTACTGCCACCGCCGAGCACGAGCGGGATGGACCACTTGACCCAGGTGCTTTGCGAGTCAAAGCGGAGCCGCTCAGGCAGCGCATCGGCAAATCGCTGCCAGCGCCACAGGCGAATAGAGAGCATGACGCCGAGTGGTATCACGGCCAGCCACCCGGCCCTGGCCCATGCCGCCTGAAGCATGACCACTACCGCGTTTATCTCTGGAGAAAGCTCGGCCATTAGTCACCTCTTTTTGCGGTCATGAAGAAACAAAACGCCACGAGCAGCAGGAACACGGTCAGCCATCCCAGCATGTAGATGTGATCGATCATCGGCGCCCACGCTTAGGCTTCACTCCGATATTACTCATCAGCTCGTAGAGATTGATCTTGATATCCTCGGTGGCATTCGTAGTGCGCTCGATGTCCTTGCTCATACGCTCAACCTTTTCGTCAAGTCGGATCACTTGCTCACGCACGCCGTCTGTCTTCTCTCTCGGCTCGAAGTTGCTGAGGGCTGCCTGTACCACTGCCACATCGGCCTTGGTCGCCGCCTGCCATGGAGGCACACAAAAGCCTGTACCGAGCGCGAGCCCTACGAGTGTCACCGCCGTAGCGACAATGCTTACCCAGGTGATACGCCTTCGGACCAGCCGACGAGTATCTGGAGCCGCTTCGATCCATGTCACTGCAACTCCGCGTCTGCCCATAACTTTGCGGCATCCTCGGATTCGCTGCCCGCCCCCCTGCTCACCACGCATGGATACGGCTTGCTGCCTGCAACCGGTGAGCACGCGCCATCCGACTCAAGCCCAGGCCCATCAATCCTCGTGGTGCGTGAATATCGACAGAGCGTGCCGTCAGCCTGCAGCCAGCAGTCGTGCAACGGCGCAATCATGTTACGACAGTTGGTGCCCGTGGTCAGCGCGAGACAGCTTGACACGAGCTGCCCGAATGAGCCGAACCATTTGACCGTCGTCGGATTGGCATCCGCGAACGCCTTGAGCCTCCCCGCTACCAGTGGGTGCGCCTCGATCTTGACCACCTGCCAGTTGTTCCCGCCCACCGAAACAAATGGCCCGAGGTCGAACTTGTACTGCACCGAACCCGTGCAGCCGCTCGGCGTGATGGAGCAGACACCAGCCGCACATGTGCCGAGCGTGTCGGGCAGTGTGGTGCCCTGGCGACGCGCAGTGTAAAAAACATGTTGCTCCTGGATGTCATTTGCCCGTGCTGCTGCAAGCGCCCACTGCGCGCAGTCAACGTCCTGCTCCTGCATCGCCTGCCACAGCGCAGCCGAGAAGGTGCCGCCGATGGCGACGATGATCACCGCGCGGCGCCATACTAGTTTGAGCTTTTCGATCATGGCCTTGTAATCTTCAGATCTCGCACACAAAACCCGCCGTCTATTGTATTCAGGTCTGAGTTTCTGTTGCCGATCCTTAATGTGTCCACAGATGTTGAGGTAGCAGCCGCCGTAGTGCCTACAGAGGCAGCCGCACCATCAACAGCCAGTGTCCACCTGTCCGAATCGTAGTTGAGCGTTGTTCTGATATTCATCGGCGTACCTGGTGTGAATGTCTGAACTCCGGTAGTCGCCCCTACCGCCGCGCTGGTCCCTATGATCGATCTCAGTGTCTCAGTGGCCGTTATCTCAAGTGCAGCGCCTGAAACGTCACCGGCGCCGTCTGTGGCTATGTACCAGATCTTGCCTACGTTGATGTAGTCAGACACAAATGGCGTGAACTCGACCTCTACAATGTACTCGCCGCTAAACAAATTGCCGGGCAAATACCTGGATGATTCTGCGGTTGAGTTGTCTGGTAGCCTGAAGAGATCCAGACCGCTCGTCACCGCCGCCGCCACGGTCGGAATGAATTGAGACGGCACCCACGTCTGCCCGGTGTACCATTGCGCAAGCAGCGCGGCATGACCAGTCGAGGCTGCCACACCGTCTGTTGGGTGTATGTAGATCCGCGCGTTGCTACACGCTGCATTACTCTCAGCCCAAGAGACACAGTCGCCATTTGGTGTGGTTGCATTGATTGCGAAATCGATTGTCTCTAGCAATGCGTCAGTGCAGCCCGTGATCTCCTCGATGTCGGCGTGGACGTTGCCGGTGCCGCTCTCTGCTTGACCAAAGACGCAGAGCACGCCGGTCGTTGCACCACCCTTGGCCACGGTCTGGTGGATGTACTCAGCACCCCCGGCATTATCGTCCGTGGCCTTATACATCTGCCTGCCATCGGCAAACATGCTTACGGTCGAAGTAGCAACGACGCTGGTCCCTACGGCAGTCCAGGTCGTGTTGAGTGTTGGCACCTGTAGCAGTCGCTGTGTTGCGCTCGGTGTAGCGTGATAAGCGCAAGTAGTAGGGCCTCCTGCCCCGGTCAACCCCGGTGGCACCTCGCAGCCCTTGCGCGAGAAGTTGTCAGAGAAGCACTGAAGCGACCCAGCCACCCAACAGCAGGTGGGCCCGGTGTTGCTGAAAGTTGGAACGGTGCCTTTCTCCTCGTGCGTGCCCATGACCCAATCCGAGAACGAGGCGACCTGCGCAGCGCTGAGCACCGTGGTCTGCCAGTACAGGACAGCGGCGATGTCACCGATGATGCCGGTGCTGGCACCTTCGCCTGCATTGATGCGCATCCCGGTTGCCCCAGACGTGATGGTACCACCAGGGCTCGCCACTGCTGTCCCGGCTGTGCCGTTCTTGTAGGCGGTCGTGTTTCCGTCGTAGTCGTGGGTGCCGCACACCACCATCCACGAGCCGGCGCGCTCGTCGCCGGCAGGGCATAGGGCATTTGCAGACCCGGCGGCGGTGTTCTCAACGTAAAATCCGCAGCGTCCGGTGGAATTCCAGAGCTTCCACCCCTCCGCATCCGCATCATCCTGACTTGCGACCACGCCAGTAGTGGATGCTGTTGGAGCCATCCGGTAGATCGAGCACGCCGAGCAATCCCCTGTGCAGTCGGCGAGCGTGTTGGCGCCAGTCCAGACGGTGGCCGCCACGCCCCTGCGTGTGGCCATGCAGCCCTGCGAGAGATCGTCCCACCCACCATCGGCGCAGAGTGGCGAGTTTACTGCCGAGCTCGCGGTGCCCGACTCGGTGAATGCAGTTGTGCCATCTACGCTGTTGAGTGTTGGAGCTGAGCCCATCCAGGCGACGGTTGGAGTCGGGAAGTTTGCCGGGAGATCATTCCAGGCCGACATGCCATTGCGAGCGAGGGCGGCGTGGAAGACGACACGATCATCATTCGAGATTACTGATGAGCCGCCGAAATCGTCATCAACGATGAATTGGCCCAGAAGCAATGCGGCAATCAATGCGCGCATGGCCGAATCTTACTCTGCTTCGTGGAGGTAGCAAGCGCCGTTGACAGCAACACTCAGGCACGACACGTGGGTCGCGTTAATGGCGCTCGTGGAGAAGCGAAAATACTTTCCAGCCAACAGCTTGAAATCATCGGCGAGCGCAGTGGTGGCAGCCGTACCCCAATCAACCCATGCGTCTGATTCGCAGCGCATGATGTAGGTCGTATTCTGCACCAATGCCCCGGAGTCAGCATCGGCACCAGTTGTGCACGCAAGCTTGGTGGGTGCACCAGTTTTCATGAATGGGGCACGCGTGCGCATTCCGCTCTCGTTCACGGCAGTCGTGATCATGTCTGCGTAGATCGGACCCGACAGAAGAACCAGGAGTGCCGAGAAAAATCCGCCTACCCACAAAAGCAGAGACCTCATTGGCCTTGCGATTGGTACGAGATCTCTCTGCATTTACTCCTCCGTCACTACCGGACAAGGCCCCTCGGTGATGAGTAGGTGGGCCTCACCGGATGTCTGGGCCTGCATGGCGTCGAGATACGTGGCGCAATGCAATTGTCCTCGATAGCTGAACTCCATTCGTGGGGCGCGCGTGCCGGTTGAGGCGCACCCAGCCACGAGCATCAAGGCCATGGCGATCAGAGGTCTCATCAGAACGTCACATAGACAAGGCATTCGAAGTCATCGCCGGCATCATCGCAGGCATCGTCGGTCCCGGTGAACTTGATTGCCACAGCGCTACCTGCCGACACTGTTTCTGGTGCCTGCAGACGGACAGCGCATTGCTGTGGGACACCATCACCAGTCCACGCCGGAGCAGCACACGTTAGCCCGGCCACGTCCGAGGTGTCCTCGCGCATTTGATAGGTGATCACATCATTTGCAGCGCTTGCCCCGGTGCAGGCGCCCACGCAAACCATTGCCACCGGCTTGAACGCAAAGGCTGCATGCCAAGGTGCATCAGCGGTTCCCTCAACGGCATTGTCCAGGCCATCACAGCCAGCCCCACCAAACGCCAGGTCGGCCTCTGTGTCATCGAGCAGGACTGGACCCATGTACTCGGCAGCACCGGTTGCAGAGCCATTACCGCAAAATCGGATTACCTCGAGCGCCAGCGCCGGTATGGCTATGTCTACCCCCTCGTCGAAGATGGCCTCACCGACATCGACGTGAAACGCATCGGTAGCAGTGGTGCCGGTTATGACCACAGTCTCGGCGTCGTTCCCGGTGTCGATGGTGATCAGATTGAGTTGATCGGTTGACCCTATCAGCAACGCAGTGGTGTCGTTGTCGTCCACTACAACCGATGATGCGCTGCCGCTGAACGTCAGCGCACCGGCGCCACCCGCACAGGTTAAATCACCCGTCTGTGTAGTGGCCCCGGTAAGGGTTGAGGTTCCGGCCACGTTGAGATTGCCATCGGACTCGAGGTCACCCTCGACATACAGCTCGCCGGCAGCGGTTGCCACGGACGGGGTGGTGAAGTCAGAATCGGCGAAGATTCGTAACAAGCTGATGACATTCGAAGTCCCGCCGACGTAGGCCATCACAGACAACGGGATGATCACCACGAGGAATATGGTAGTCGCGATTGCGTAGAATTTGTTGCGTCGAAACATGGTGCTCCTTCGACAATAGCCGCGCCACCATGAGGGAGATGGCGCGGCCATGTCAGAAAACCAAGATGATTACGTTACGCTGTGACCTATGATCCACCGCCAGTCGGTGCAACCATGGCTCTCTCGGTAGTAGCCACCAATCTTCCTGGTGCCAGTATCAAGATTGCCGTCACCGAAGATCTCCAGCGCCGCAGACTGGTACCAGCGCAGGTAGCGTGCACGTAGCCGACTGTCCATCATGAACCAGTCGCTTGCATCGGTCAGCAATGGCGACACAAAAAGAGAATATCGGCCAGCGTAGAAGTTGCTGCGGAGATTCGTCGAATCAGGGCGCATGGCCGACCGCACGGTCTCCCAGGCATCCTCTTCGAGGTCTACTGGCACCATCAACTCATCAGGATTGACCGACAACTTCAACCCGTCGTAGTTGGTGAACTTTCTCATCGCAACATGTGCTGCCTTGATGGCCGCCATCGAAAACGCGGCAGTCAACAGGTTGTCCTGTGAGTTGCCACTATCTGCGTTGACGTGCGCGTTGTTGCAGATCGAAAGACCATCCTCTGACGTATACGTTGCACCAGTCACTGCATCGCGAAACAACGCAATTCCATCATCCTCGACCGTATACGCGGCAGCGGTCCCGAGCTCAACGCCGAGGTCTTGGAGAAATCCCCATTCCTCGAAGTCGACCACCATCCGCGAAACCGGTAGCATCAACGCAAACTCCGATTGCACGAATGTCTTCTGGAATTGCTGAGTGACCGTCGCCTCGCTGGCAGAGGCGGTTTCAGACTTTGCCTGAAACTTACCCAAGCCACCGAAGGACGAGGACCGATCACGGCGATTCCCTGTCCCCTGCATATTGTAAAGCAGTGGGACCAAGAACGGGCCCTCAAAATACTTTTCAATCGCAATCGCCGAGGTGACCTCGTCGAAGAGATAACTAAGTGTTCCTGTGGTTGCAGTTGCCATTGTCGGCTCCCTTTAGATGATGATGGTTGAGGCTTGGATTACAGGCAGCTGGCCAATGGCCAGGAGACGCCTGACCTCTTCCCAGTCCCCGTAGATCATCCAGTCACCGTCATCGTAACCGTCGTCGGTCTCGATCTCGTTGTGATCCTGGTTATCCGCCCTGCCGAACTGGCTGATGCCGGAGTTAGCCGCCGCATCATTGCTAAGCACGATCAGTTTGCTGGACGTGGTCAGAGTTGCGTTGAACTTGCGATGCAGCTGCAAGAGCAACGAAACGGCCCCGCCCGTGTGATCGTAGTCGTCGACGACGCCCATCTCGCCAGCGCCTGGGCCCTCGTACACATAGACAAGAGCGCCATTCGGATAGTCGTCGGTGCCGTGTCCGGTGGTTTCCTCGATGTAAACCGATGCCGCCGAATAGGTGACCACGGTTTCGTCAAAGTAGCCGTTGATGGCAACCTTGTAGATTGGCGTACCGTGTGGCACCAGACTCTGGACATGCAGCATGGTGGGGCTTGCCGCATCACCTGCCGGGTCGATGGGCAGCTGGAATGCCGTCGAGCTCCCGGCCATGGTTACTGACTTGGTGACGATGCCGATCGGGGCCGCCTGGCCCTCTCCGACCTTGATGAACAGGCCAGACGAGCCCGCGGTAGTGGATCGGTAAAGCATCTCGTTTCGCGTATACGCGACGCCGGGATCTCCGGGGAGGCGGATCACTTCGTCCTTGCAGACGCAGCGATGCAGCTCGAAGCCTTGGGTGGCTGTTACTGTAAAGGCCATAGGAATCTCCTCGTGCTAAGTCGGACTTTGCCGACTATCAGCGCGATTAGAATCTCCCTCGGCCCCGTGGACGTTGGTCGGATTCAATCGACGCTACAGGTTAAACAACCCGCAGCGGATCTGGCTCCATGAGCCATTACCGTTATCGTTGTAGAGTTTGCCGACAATGCAAAATAAATGTCAAGAACTATTTACGAAGATTCTTTCCCACGAAATTGTCGCTGTCACATGTAGGGCATCGCTGGATCGCCGCCCAGTCGGCAATGGGGAATCCGCATTGAGCGCATCGGAGCTGGCGCGGGTAGCCATCCTCTGGGTTTTGCGGCGCAACACGGCTCATGCGTTTGAGCTTCCGAGATCCGGCAAATGGCGTTGGGTACCGCTCAACCATGCCAGGTGTAGGTAATCTGCGCCTGGTGCGTCTCTCGGTAACCCCGTGGCTCATGGTGTGGCCTTAACGATGCCGCCATGCAACGCTATGGCCGAGCGCAGAGTATCGTCTGTTCTTCCCTTCGCGCACAGCGAAGAGACAACGCCAGCCCATTTCTCAGCAGAGACATAGGTCTGCTCTCCCCCGATCCTGACGATCACGCGGCCATCAGCCACGCGGCTTAGCTTGAGCTCAGGGGTAAGCATCGTCCATTCAATGGCCATCATCCACCCTTACGTCCGCGCTCGGCCTCTTCTGGCGTCCATGGTCGACCGCCTTTTGCGACTCGTTTCATGCCGGCAATCATGGTGGCTATTGTCGTGCTGAAGTGTACGTTGCCACCGCTCTTTTCCGTGGATCGGAGTTGACGCCCATGCTCCGGATTGACGCCGAGCTGCTCCAGGATTGATATTGTCTTGGGCAACATCTCCCTTCCGCTTGCGCCACCCCTACCACCAGACGATGGCGTGCCACCAGGGATCCTGGTTCCTTCGTCGTCAACCTTTCCACTAGTCCCAGCCATGGCCTCAACCTCTTCCTCGATCATCGTCGACCAGTCGGCCAACGATAGCTTGTCCTTGTATCTCTCCACCTTGGCCTTGGCCTCATCTGACAACTTATCCAAGAGCCTATCCGCGCGGTCCTTGGTGGATTTCTCGAACACCTCGAGCGCAGCTTTTTTGGCATCAAGCTCAGCCTTTTGCTCCGCCAACATCCTCTCTTGATCGCCCTTGGCCAGGCGGTCTTTGTCCTTGGCGTCTTTCTGATCTTTCTCCCACTTGTCGATCTTGGCCTTATGTTCGGCTGCTTCCTTCTGGGCCGCGGCGAGCTTTTCGCTCATCGCCTTAATCTCTGATGCGCCCTTGTCCGCACTACTATCTGCTGTACCGCTTGCCCCTGCGCTCATGGATTCCTCACGCCGCTACCTTTGGATCTCCGGGTAGCTTGTCTTTGCGCAAATCGATTGTCGCACCTTGCTTGATCAAATCTGCGCGTTTTCTCTTTGCTCGATTTTCTTTATGCGTGTTCAGGACTTCTGATTTGCACTCCTGAAACTCCTTGCTGCGCCAACGGTGCATGTAGTCATCAGCCGTAGCGTCGGCAGGTAATCTTGGCGGTAGCTTGGGGGGATGCACTGCGCCACCGGTGTCGAACCTTCCGCCGTAGACCATTGGTGATAGTGGTCTATCACCAAGATATTTGGCGGTAAGAGAGATCAAGCGATCATGCAGTGTGGTTTGTTCGCACGATAGACAATGCAACCCAAGCTGCTTGACCGGGACACCGCCCTGAGCAAACGAGACAATGTTATCTCGCCTGGAGCCGCACAACCCACACTCCCACTGGAACAAACGAAACATCAGCGACGACCGTTTGTCTTCCCGAATGCCCGATGCTGGTTCCGATTCATCAGGTCCTGCGCTTTATCCTGTGGCAACATGATTACCTGCTGCTTGGGTCTCATGATAATCTGGCCATGGCATTTTGGGCACGGTCCCTGAAACTGTGCGTTGATCATGGCGCCCTGAACAAATTGCGCGCTTGCATGAAACTGCATGTCGCCGCAGTGGCCGCACTGAAGCGCAATGCCGAGCTGATATTCACAGATAGCTGGCCGTCCTAAATCTTTCTCCGCTTCGGTGCCCCGTGGCGGTACTCGATCCGCTTCTCCGCCTCCTGATACAGCTTCGATTGCTTGTCCGCTTTCGTTGGTTCCTGCGGCGGCTCCTGCCGAATTTCCGGTGTCAATTTCTCTCGTGTCATCACGATCCCCTCTTTTGTCAATCACCCTCATCTGCTCTCACCTTTCCGAGTTGTCTTAGTATGCTTGCGCCTTCATCCGTTTCAAGTGCTTTCGCTACAGCGTCTCGCGCCCGATCAATATCGGCTTGGGCGATAGCCCGTTGCGTATGTCCGGCCCCCTTGATCTTTTCTCGGACAATAGGGTCTACCCACTGCTTGCGTGCCCCGGCCTCGGTAGGGTCAACGATCTCCATCATCTCGGCCGGGATGAGCGAGCAATGGCATGTACTTGTCCACCCGCTATGTATGGTGTCTGGGTGCAGTCCACTTGATAGCCAGTCTGCGTAGCTCTGCGTTTTGCCATGCAACGGGAGGCACTGGTAACACGTGTTGATGAGGGTGGCAACCCAGGTGTAATTGAGCCTGTCGGCGAGATCTGATTCTACCTTCTCAAGGGCTTCGGGATCTGCCTCGTCGAGCTCGAGCCCAAACTCACTGCGACCTAAAAACCGCTGCAAATCCTCTCTCACCGACGCCGTACCAACGATATCCCCCTGACGCTCGGCGGCCATCACTGACGATTCTGCGGCACCAGTGAGTGACCGCAAAAACTTCCCAAAGATGGGTCCGTCTTTTTCGAGGTCATCGAGCATGAGCTGCTCGATACGATCAATCGGTACTCCTTGACTAGCCAGCTGATCGATCATCGTCTCCATGTCGATGGCGCTCTGGCGCACTGCGCGGTCAGCGAAGCGTGAGTAGATTTGGGCGTAGTTTGGCATCAGGTGCCGCTGAAGATGGCCACGCCACCCACCGTAACGGTTCCGAGTCCCGTGCTATTGTTGGACTCAAGATCTATGGTGTGGATAGAGTTAGACCCACTGTTCATGTTGAATGTAACCGGACCTCTCCAGATTTTGTCTGTGTGGTTTGCTGCAATCGTTGTCGTCACACGCCCACCGCCGTGGTTTAGGGAAAGAACGAAGTTGTTTGCGCCTGATTGCCACGCCTTGATGTAGTAAAAGCAATCCTCGGTTGTGGAGATACCACACATATCCCGACCCTTGACGCGAAACGATGCGTGGACGAGATATGCAGCTCCCGTGTTATCTTTGGTGTAGAAGGCACTGGAAAATAACACATTCTCAGCTTCGAGGCAGTACTGCTGATCGTTGAGGATGTCATCAGGCCCTGTGACAATGATGTTCTGCCTGGGGACAAAATCAGATTCATCGATAAATGCTGTAAAGTCTGTAACTGTCCGCGTGGCCATTTAGACTCCTATCGTTCTCGGTGGGTACTCGTAAACGATAAGTCCTTTCATCTGTACTTTTATCGTGCCCCCTAGGTCGATGACTTTGTTCTGTGAATCGGCCACCTGGATCTGTGGCTCGATAACAAATCTCCTTGTGCTGTCCAGTGTTGGAGAATCGAGGTCAGTCCACCCACTACCAATGATATTGTGAAACGCTGCTCCATAGCATATGGACGGAACATCCATCGGCACACTACCGCCAGAAATATATGCGACCTGGCTTGTGGATGTTGCGATCGTGTGTCCGGCCAGCGTCTTTGTTTGGAAGCGCACCGCGAATAGTGCCTTCGTCACGGAGAAGATAGTGAAAACAAGTCCGACACCACCATACCCCTCCGTTTGACGGAAGGGGATGTCCCACGTGTGACTGGATGTGGCACCAGACATGGTAAAGCTTGTCCACGTAGATAGCGCGCTGACGGTGGCTAGCGGGAGCGCATCGGGAGGGACGGTATCAGGATTTGTTGAGAGATACGTGATAAACGAGTATGATAGGTGATTTCCCACACACCGAAACGCCACAGCCTCCGTCTGCTGCGCTAGCTGTCTATCGGCCTCAGCAGTATGAGGAGATCCCGCTTGAATCAGTCTCCGCGCCAGTGGAGACGGCATGGAGGGGATCTTTTTGGTTGTCATATGGGTGCCGAGGCCGTGTCAAAGTCAGCAATTGTAAGCTCGTTAAACAACATGGCATTAATCAATGCCCCAGAGATATGGCGCACTGTAACCGTATCCGTGTCTAGTGGTACTGAGACAAACGGCGGATCTACGATATCAAGATTATCCCCACCCACACGCAAATGCTTAACAATCATGGATGGTTCTCGGAGTGCTGTATCAACCTCAATGGATTGATACATCCCCGATGAAGTAACCGAGGTGTATCGGATGGATCTATTGTCGGCGCTAACCACCACGGCCGCGGACAAAACAGCAGCCGCCGTAGTATCGATCTGGCACAACGAATACACAGAAAAACCGACCGGGATCTTGCCACCCCATCTCGGTGCGATCTTGCTGTCATCTTGGAATGGGTACCTGAGTGGCACATCTACCGTGTACCATGCAGGGGACCCCGAGGCCGCGCTGACGGTCATGGTTGGGATCCTTGCCTCGTCCAGTGGCGTCGGTGATGATCCCCACGGCCAGATAAATATACCGATAGTTGGATTTGTTGCCGGTGTGGCACGCGTGCGTTCCGCGTATATGGCGACACGAATTATCCTGCACAGTGGATTTACCAAAAAACTACCGGTCTGGATTATTGGTGGCCTTTCTGTAGATTTCATCCCAGTTATTGTGCGCGGTGGCGATGAAGCAGCGTAGAGTCCGGTCATTCCCAGGCAGTTCCCACGGATTCGCCTGGACAGCAGGATGTTGTGATTGTCCCGAGCGAGCTGTTGATCATGCACATTCACAAACCCATCGTTGGTCGTGACACGATCATCGATTTTCACGAAGCTAGTTGGGATGGTGGGTGCTGGGATTGTGATCATGTGTATTGCTTCGCGTCGTCGGCTACCGCGAGCACGCCAGCGGCAGTCGCATAAGCCGCGTAGGTGTCCATTCTGGCCGTGTTGGAATCGGAGTACGTCTGGAATGTAACGTAGTCACCTGCCGCAATGGCCTCCACCAACGTCCCAACGACATAGATCCTGGTCCCATCGGTGCCGTCCGGAAGACCTGTGGTGAATGTGGTCCCGAATCCTTTGATCTCCTCAGCCTCCTTCCACGCACCAGCCGAGGTCCGCAGTTCAATCAGATCACCAGTTCGAAAATAAAACGCATCCTTCTCCGCGCTGTCGTTGGTAAAGTCCTCGGTGTTGACCACAAAATAATCACCGTTGGCGTCGTTGCCCTTGCTGGTCACCGTGCACGCTGGGGCCACAAGGCCGGCGGGGATGGTCTCGAAGAACAGCTCAATTTGAGCGGTGAACACCGGCTTGTCTGTCAGCCTCAAGTCGATGGAGATCACACGACCAGCCACCGCCGTGAACCCCCGTGCGCCGGTAAATGAATTCACGGGAAAGGCCGGATCGTTTGCCGTGATGGAAACCCAGTCCCCGACGCCAAGTCCAAGATACAAGGACATCGACAGTGTTACCGTCCACACCGGAGGCGGGATCGAGTAAAGCGCGGCCAAGCCGTACATTCGAGCGAGCAGGGGGCCAAGCGTGTTGATGGTGTCCAGGTGTGCCTTAAATTCGAGCTTAGACCTGTCGTCCTCCTGGAATGCGGAGATCAGTTCCGCTGAGCGAATAGAGAGATTGACCTTCCCCTCCTCGATCATGACCGGAACATCACCCTCACTAATGCCGGTGGACTTCCACTGCCCCCCAACGTTTGCATATTCAACGAGCGCACGTGTCTCTACGTCGCGCGTAGTAATCTTGATCTCGCTTATCGGCGAATGGAACGAATGATTGATGTCTCCAGAGTCGATGATGTCCGCAGCGGTCACGGCGGTATAGGTATCGATCAGACCATCACCAATCGCTTGCCCAAGAAACACCGCCCCGATCTTACCAGCTGATCGATCAAAGCGTAGCCCAATGCCGTAGGGCTTTAGGATGTACTCTCGTAACATCTTCAGGATGTCGATTTGCGTCTCGCTCCCGATGATGAATCTCCCGACCTCCTCGCCTGGGAGATACCGCTCACGGATGTACTCGAATGTACTGATGTCGAGCTTGCCAGAATCGATGCCCATCCCCCAGCCAATGGGCAGCGTGTCATAGATCGAGTTGCGTACCTGAAACTCGTTGCCGCTCACGGCGGCATTGCTGAACGCCTGCTCGACCGTGATGTCGTCCGCCGTGTTGCTGGCGATGACCTTCGCTCCAAACTTAGTATTAGACTGCTCGACCGAAAATAAAGCCTTACCTGCCCAGAGATCGACAGCACCCACGGTGCCAGCAGTAAACTCGGTAACGGTGGTTGTGCTCCCCGCAATGGCGTCCGCACGAAACATCTCGCGATCCATCGAGGTTAGAAAATGGAGCAGCACATCAATTGGGTGTCTCGTGACCCTGCCGTCGACCTGGAAACGATTCAGAAGCTTAGAATCAAACCAGTTATCAAGCATGAAACTCACCCGACTACCAACGAAGTCCCACGGGTTTTCAATGGAAGGCGTACCGGCAGGGCTCCACTTTTCAGCGAGTACGATGTTCTTTTTTGCGTTGCTTAGCGTGTTGTCCTGTTTGGCCAAAAAGACCAAACGATCCTTGAGCTTCACGAAGCTGGCAACAATGTTATCTCCAACCGTCGCATCGTCTAGCGCCTGCACGGTCCCAGAGTCCCATCCGCTCACCATGCCATCAGTACCGCCAGCCTCTGTGCGATATTGATAAGCTGCGGCCATTGAGTAGGTGCCGTCATTCTCTTGCGTGTCCGCATTGGCGATAGGCGCGTCAAACACCATGCGCATGATGGAGGAGTATTTTTTAGACTCGGTCTCAACTTCAAAGTTTCCGTCCATTATGGTCGTATACTCCGGCGGTGTGTTCATGCTGCTACCGCTGACCAACGTCCATTGCCGTTGACGATAGATGCGCCCCATCTCGCCCATGAAGTCGCCGACGAAATCGAAATCGTACTCAACACCTACGCCCATTCTGTTCGTGAAATTCTTGAGCTTTCCGGACCACAACAAGACACAGTTGGCGACCGCCTCGCCTGGGACATGGGCGTAAAGCACGGCCCGTCTGTTGTGCCAAAACTGAGCGATGCTCTTGATCGAGGTGCCTACGATCCAAACATTGTGGACGTTGGCCTCTGGCTTGCGAAGCACTGAGCCTCGGTGTGTGCCCAGGTAGGCCCTGGTCGATCCAGTGTAGGTATGTGGCGCCCCACCACCGGACTTGGTGCCGAGCTTGACCAGCTCACGACCACCAATCCAGGCGAGGGCACCGGTAGCGAAACTAGCGCCATCGGCAAGCACGACTGACGTAGCGTTGTACTCGAGCTTGGTGTTGAGTGTGGTGCTCACCCCTGCTGCCCTTGGTGTGTAGTTGGTGAGCCACCAATCGTCGGTATCGACTATCCTGGCGCTCAACCCGCTCGGCTTATAATCACCGTTTCGTGGATCAATGGATTCACTCAGACTACCGCCCAAGATCAATCCCTTGTGGATCGTTGCCCCGAGATCTGCGGCAAGCGTGCCGTTAAAATCATTCGTGACCCACGCGTCGCCGAGGAACCCGCCGGACAAGGACCCGCTCAGATCATTCGCTGGCCACCCTATGCCCTCGATGGCAAGGATGTACTCCATCGTCTGGTTGGTCTTGGCGAGCTCAGCCGCAACTGTCATACGTACCTCAGCAACGGCACTTCGACATTGTACCTGTCGATGGCAGGTATCTCCTCGGGAGAAAATTCTGTCGTCTTGTCGAAGTCAATCACATAGGTTTGATAGGTGTGGTCGAAGAGGTAATAGGTGTTTGTGTTGTTGGTGATGTTGAGTCCGGAAGGGTGCGCGGTCACCGTGAGTACTGTTGCCGTGTGTGACGCGATATACCAGCTTTGAGTGATTGGACCACCACCACTCGTTGCTCCGAATTCCGGCATGTGGAGAATCCTGTCGGCCCATTGGTCAGCATCGGTAATCACAAATGCTTTATCTGCATCCGTCAACGTAGTCGTGTTGGATGAATCAGCGGTTCCGACCTCGCCGCGCGCCGCGAGCACATAGGCGTCGCGGTAGATGCGAAAGTGTGTGCCATCCATTGCTGCGACCCACCACAGGCCGAGTGGCTCGTTGCGGTCGTTTGGATAGGTCGGGGCCGCTGCGTAGGTCGATCCGCGATCAAGCATTTTCTTTGCTGTCACGAATTGCAGAGCTAGACGGTTGCCGCGTAGAGACGCAGCGATCCTCTGGGTCTTTACTGCGCCAGACAAAGACCTGGCCTGTAGGCCGCGCCATGTGTGGCTGTCCTGGTTATCGAGCGATTCGAGCAGACCATCCTCGTCCGCATACCAGCCGTAGGCGTGCTGCCAGTCCGCTGTAAATGTTGGGTTGTCTGTGGTTGTACTGGTGTCGTCTGCGGAGTGATCGAACCCAAGCACCTTGCCGATGTCGTCCCCGTCGCTCTCCGTCCAAGCGAGCTTAACGTCGTTGTTTGCTCCGGTTGCGTCTTTGAAATGGATACGCACCTTGTGCGTGGTTGGGTGAATGTCGATCACAAGCTCAAACGCAGTAAGGGCCGAGGCGTCGATCTGAATCTGCATCTTGTTGTTGAGCTCGTACAAGAAATCTGTCGTCTGGTTATCGCCGGCCATGAAGTAAGTGCCAGCGGCCATCGTGGCGCTCAGTGCGGTGTCATATGACCCTGCGTTGGACAGGTAGATCTTCCACACCCAGCCTCCGGTTGGGATGGTGATCGCGGTGAGTATCTTTGGGCGAGGTATCGCCATTAGCCTAGCATCCCTTGTTTGTGCGCCTCATCAAGGGCTTTTTGGATCGCCACACCAACGCCGGCGTCCGTGACCGCTCCACTCACGTTGATGATCACCGTGCGGTCCTCTTTGGTGCCACCACCACCGCCCCTACCACCACCAGCTGAGCCGCCTTCGAACCCACCACCTCCGCCACCTCCGCCGCCACCACCACCTCGACGAGATAATCCACCCAGCACAGCCCCACCCGTCATCAGACCAAGGCCAACAGCTACCTCGTATTTTCCTGCGGCGATCATGGCCGCACCGCTTGCTGCGGTAAACGGGTTCGCGAGAAATCCAGAGCCCATCGCAATATCCCCAAGGCCCTTCGTGAACACGATCTGGCCAAACTGCTTTGCCATGCCGGCTACAAACTTTGCCCCGCTAACCTTCTGACCAGCGATCAGATCCTCCATTGCCTGGAAGGTTGAGCTCGCCAACACTTGGGCTGCCCCCATCTGGAGCTCTAATATGCGGTCGTTTTTGTCCTGCTCGATGGCTGCTGCTTGATCGGCATACTTCTGTCGGATCTCTTCTCGTCGAGCTAGGTTTCCCTCAAGAATCTCTGCCCCGCCCTTTTCGATTGTTCCACCGAGCTTGTACATCTCGTTCTGATTTGACGTAAGGTTTCCTTGCCTCCTATCTGCCTCTTCTTGCTTGCGTTGCGCGTCCGCCCTCTTGATGCTTTCTAATTTCTTGGACTGTGCTTTTGCGAAATCGAGATCAGCACCAAGCTGTGTCGTCGGATCAGGCCGCTCAATGCCGATCGATGCCAACTTGCGCCCGAGATCCATGGCCGCCTTAGATGTCAGTGAAAATTGATCCTCCAGGGCTTTCGTCTCCTCCCTGGCCGCACGAATGCTCTGTTCTGCTGCCGCAAACAGGGATCCGATAATCGGTACGTTCTTTCCTGCCTCAATCGAGATGGTTGTGAATGTGTCTTTGAGGTTCTGCCCCTCGGTTCTGCTTTTGATGAGGCCCTCCGCGATACCCGCGCCCATTCGCGCCAAGGCGGCCAGGCCGACTACTCGACCAGCCAACCCACTAACAGCCTTGCCAAGGGAGTTGGTGTTGGTCTCTGCCTCAATCGCTGATTGCTTCCACCCCTTGAGCGCACCATCGACCTTACGTAGTCCAGCGACGGCTTGGTCGCTGTCTACTTGGACCACAACCGATTCAACGATTGCCATGCCGAACCTTCATCCCGTGGCTAGAATCATTCTTGGATTTGCGCTCATCATCTCTCATGCGCCATAGCCTATCACGCTCGCTGCTGATTACGGACAATGCGTGTTGCAGGTATGTCGGCGCGTCAATCGGATTCATGGCTCCTGACTCCACGGCATTTGATGCGCGGATGGCATCGTACACATGAGGAGCTTCGCGCAGCACGGCCCCAACAGGACATTCACGCAGTATCCGATCTGATTCTTCGAGGTGCGGCGAGGTGAACATGTAAGCTCGTTTCCCTTCCACCGCATACCCAGGCCTGAAGCATCCACGTTGCTCGCGCAATCTATCACTACACTCGCTACAGCTCGGGCGACCGTGCCGCTCATAGGCCTCAATCGCCCAAATCAGTTTTTTGTTTCATCCCCTGTTAGTTGGTTGAATCGAAAGATCGCAAACCCAACCTCAATGGCCACTGGGCGCAGGCCGCGGGCAAAGGTCTTTGCCAGCCATGCAGGATCAACATACTCGATGTTGCCGCGCTTGATGGTAGGTGCCTCCTCTGCCCAGCCCTGGATTCCGCGCAGCCCCGATAGAAAGCATCGCCATGCTGCCTCATTCGGCCTCGATGAGTCTCCGCGCCCGATCTTGCAATCGTCAATGATCTGCACCATATCCCCCGGCAATACAACGCCGATACGAAACACGGTCGGAGATTCACCGGCCTTGATCTTCAGCGCATCACGCCAGCATGACGGATTGGTCTGTGCCTTTTCGGCGTATGCGTTGATGTCAGACTCGGTCATAGCCTCCATGTCCACCGCAGTGTCGTGCAGTGACACACATGTTGCCTCGTCCGTCATCCGTATTGGCTTGAGCATCACGCCTCCTAGAAAATGTGTAGCGCCCAATCAGGCACCTTGTTGGATGTACTCGCGCCATCATTGGCCATGCCTGCGTCTTGCGCCTCGAACACCGCTGGGTGCTCCATGATGCCGTCAGCGTCCTCTGGGTGCGGTGACTGGATCAACTTGGCCACCGGCATTCTCACGGCGATGCACTTGCCGTGGCTGCCATAGACCACAGCCAATGCGTAGGCAGTCCTGGCCAAAAATGCAGAGTCACGTCCAATGTTCTCGCTTCCTGACAGCACGATCTCGCGCCACGTACCACCAGGCGCATAGCCGGTCACCTGGTAGCCCGCTCGCCCATTGATACCACTAGAGCCCTGCACCATCTTAGGCGACACCGCGGTCCCAGGCGTCGCCGTGAATCCCTTGACATCCACCTTGGTGCTGTCGAGATACGCGATGCGATCTGACTGCAACACGGGCAGCGTGGTGTGGTAAGCGGTGTTGGGTACGTAAGGCGCTGCCTCCACCTCGCGGGTCCAGTGATCTGCGCTCAGCGTGAACGCAAACTCGGGAATTGCCGCATCAGTGATTTCGACGTTGCCCTTGCATCCCGTGAATGTGGTACGCACCCCGTCGACTTCGACCTCGACCAACGCCCCGTAGGTATCCGCATCAGTCGCCAGCTCATACATGCGGCCTGCATACAGCGTATCAGACGCAGCCGGAGCCACCGGCAACGCGGGGCTCACCGTAAGCGTATCAACGCCACCACCACCATCCGTGATTGCTGTGATGAATGACACGTTGCCATTCCACATGACCGCCATACCAACCCTGACGAAACGCTCCCATGTGCCAGTCGCCACAGTGACTGCCGTTGTCGTCGAGCCCGCCCCAACCGCCGCCGACGTCGCAACCGTCTCCTCGAGGCCACAGGCCTGGAACAATCCGTGAGCCGGTGACGAGTTGGCAACCGACGCCGCTGCAGCCAGGCTCCCAGTGCCGACAATCTGTGTGTTGAAATTGACCGTGCCGGCCCGGGCACCGACAGCACCATCACCGCGCGACATGTTCACGCGGTTTTGTGGGCGCGGCAAATAGTCCTCAGTCGGACCTAACGCTAGGCCTCCTGCCTCAATAAACTTGCGGAGGAGCACAACATCTCCAGCTGCGAGCGCTCCGCCGAGGCCGGCGGCCAGCACGAAGGTCCCCGTCCCGGGAGTGAAGCCGGTGATCTTGGCAATCTTGCCCCGTCGATTGCCTGTAATTGGGATCGCGTAGTAGTCGAGCCAAAAGTCAGCGGTGTTCAAATCAGCTTCAGATCGTGTAGCATCAACCATATCCGTTTCGCCGCTGCTCGAATCGACCTTTACGACCGGGTCTGGCGACAACCAGATCTCGTATTCCACGGCGCTTGCCACTTGGTTGGGAAACCCATTGTTCTCGAGCGTAAGTGTCCCGCTCCCATCATCATCGGTGATGCGTTTCCAGAGTCCCTGATTCGTGCCGCTGAGAATCTTGACCCAGTAGGCGCCATTGTACGTGTCGGCCCCACCACTGTCTGCGCCAGTATCGACAAGCGTCGTACCCCCGGCGGCTCCGGCGCTGGTGGTCGTGCCGCGCTTGACAAGAGACCAGCTGTCCCCAGAAACAGAAGTATGAGGTACATATGACACAATTTGCTGAGACCAAATCCTTGCGGCAATAGAACTCATGATTTCTCCAAGCGTACAATGCGCAATTTTTCTTGTGCATGTTTAACCAAATACAACCGAGCAAGCTCAATTCTTTGCACATCGTCTAGAAAATGGCCAAGACCAAGGTTACACCGGACACACAATAAAGAGCGGACCCTTCCAGACGAATGATCATGGTCAACAACAAGGCGGCCATTGTCGGGCATATTGGCGCAAATTGCGCACAGCCCGCCTTGCCCGATGTACATTGACTCATATTGACTGTACGGTATCCCGTATTTCTTCAGATAGCGTTTGTTGCGTCTCGTCTCCGCGTGATTTTTTCTCCATGCGCGAGTACGCTCACGGTTTTTAGCCAAGATAGTCATCCTACGGATCGGGTCCATCATGGCCTTTGCGTAATATTTGCGCTGCTGCAAAACTTTTTTGTTTCTGTTTCTCTCTCGCCATCGCTTTTCATTTTCCCTCGCTTGATCGGGATGGCGAAGTCGCCATAGGCGTGCGCTTTTTCTTCCATTAG